CTCATGATCTTGACGGTGTGCAGGTAGCCATGGCGCGTCGAGCCGCCGGCGGCGCCGCGGCCGCTACGTTATCCCCCGCGCGCGGCGAGGCACCGAAAAATCTGGTCCTCGACCCGCAAATTGAGGCGCGCGTGCGCAACGAGCTCGTGCCGCTCGTGCGCCGCACGCGGCAAGAGCGCAACGGCGTCTTGCGGGAGCGTTGGCTCCGCTACTATCGCATTTGGAGCGTGCGGCACGACCGGCAAGGCTACGTCGGGCGCTCGAATGCGTATTTCCCGGTCGGCCGGCGGTGGATTGAGCAATGGGTGACGAGGCTCAAAAGGGATTTGTTTCCCGACCAAGATTGGTTTGCGTGCAAGGCGTTGCGCGAAGATTTTGAGGCGCGCGTGCCGGCAAAAGTGGCGCTCCAAAAGTATTGGATGCGCCGCCACATGCGCCTCCGGAAACATGCGCTCCCGTGGCTCCGCCAGCTCGTCATGTATGGCACGTCACCCGTGCGCAACGTGTGGCGCGCCGTCGAGCATGACCAAACGGTCTTGCGCGACGTCCTCGACGACGACGGCGCGCCGTCGGGCAAAACGATTGAGCAAGTCGAGAAAGTCGCCGACTTTTTGGGGCCCACGTTTGAGCCCGTCGACCTTTTTGCGTTTTACGTGTGGCCGCCGACGGCCGCGGGGCTCGAGGACGCCACACTCGCCTTTGAGGACCGGTGCGTGCCGCGGAGCCGCGTCTATGCGCTCGCGTCAAAGCCGCTCGACCCCTCCGACCCGAAAGCCGGCAACATCTATGAGGGCGTCGACGAGCTCGTCAACCTCTATGACGCCGCGATTGCGGGCCGCACGGGCGGGCAAGCGGGGCGCAATCCCGAGAAATACGACGCGCTCGCGATTCGGTTAGCGGATAAGGGATTCACGGCGCCGCTTGATTTTAACGTGCCCGCGGCGCTCCGCCCGCTCGACTTAACCGAATGCATGTGGACGGTCGACCTCGAGGAGGAGGAGCCCGCGCGCTATCTCGTCACGCTCGGCGCCGACGAGGTTCCGTTGCGCGTGCAACGCCGGCCGTTTTGGCACGGCGCCACGCAATGGCTCGTCGGCCGCTTTCAGCAAATCCCCGAGGAGTTTTACGGCCGCGGCTTGTGCGAGCTCTTCGATTACATGCAGTATTTCGTCAACGATCTTGGCAACCAGTCGGGCGACGCGTTTGTCTGGTCAACCAACCCGATTGCGGTCGTGGATATTGGCGCCGTGCAGGATCCGACGTCGCTGCGCATGGCGCCCGGCGCCAAGTGGTTAGCCAATCCCGCCGGCGTGCAATTCACGACGCCGCCGCAAGGGGCCGCCACCGCCGGCTTTGGCGCCGTGCAAGGCTATATCGGGCTCGCCGATACACTCGTGGCGCCGACGCCGGCGCGCCCGATGGCGCCGGCGCAGCAAGCCCCGGCGCAAGATTCGGCCGGGCTCGCCGCGCAGCTCGCCGATTCCGCCGTCGACCTCCGCGCCGTGATTGAAAACCTCGAGGATGACGTGATGGTCCCGCTCCTCGAGCGGAGCGACATTCTCACGCAGCAATGCCTAGATAGGGATATTATCCTAAAGGTTGCCGGCGCCGACGGCCTCGAGCTCGTCGAGCATCCGATTACGGTCGCCGACTTGGTCGGCGAATATGAATGGGAATGGCTCGGCACGACCAATGCGCTCAACCAACAAGTGCGCGCGCAGCAAATGGTGCAAGGCATCGCGCTCATGACGCAAGTGCCGCAAGACCAGCTCGCGGCACAAGGCGTCACGGTCGATTGGCCGTACATTCTGCGCACGTTTTGGTCGGTCGGGCTCGGCTTGCCCGACGCCGACCGGGTTATCAAAACCGCCGACTTGGCGCCGAATGATTGGCGCTGGGAAAACGCGCTTGCGCGCGTCAACCGCGCCGGCGAGCTCCGCGTGTCGCCGCAAGATGACCACACGGCGCATGTGCAGGGGCATCAACACTTGCTCGAGAGCGACACGCTCGGCGACGACGCGCGCCTCGCGCTTGAAACCCATGTGCACCAGCATATTGGCTTGCAGATCGCCGCCGAGGCGCAAGCGCTCGCGCAAAGCATGGCGACGCTTGCGCCCCCCGGCGGGCCGCCCGGCATGCCCGGGCCGCCGCCGGGAGCGCCTCCGCCCGGCCTCGGGCCGCCGCCGCCTATCCCCGGCGGGCCCCCGGGCCTCCCGCCGGGGGCGCTCCCGCCGGCCGGCCCCCCGCCGATGGGGCCGCCCGGGCCGCCGCCGATGGGGCCGCCGCCCATGGGGCCGCCCCCGGGGCCACCGCCCATGGTCGGGCCCCCGCCGGGGCCGTTCATGCCCGGCGTGCCCGGCGCCGGCGTCAATGCGCTGGCACGCCTCCTCGGGCCCTCGACCGGGCCGCGAGGCGGCGGGCCCGTGCGGCCGCATAGCGACGCCCGCAACCGCGCGAAAGCGCTCCTCGGCATTCGGCCCCCGGCGCCCCTGGGGCAAGGCCGCGTCGGGAAAACGCGCAACGTGTCGGATCTCTTCCGCGGCCTCCCGCGGCTCCCGAGGTAGAGCGATGGCGGAAAAGTGGATTCAAGGCGCAATCAAGCGGCCCGGGGCGTTCAAAGCCAAGGCGAAAGCCGCGGGCAAGTCGACCTCGAGCTATGCCCGGCAAGTTTTAAAGCCGAGCTCGACGGCGTCGACGCGAACGAAAAAGCAAGCCGCGCTCGCGCAAACGTTGAGCAAACTGCGCTCGGGCAAGGCAAAATTCCTTGTGCCGCTCGTGCTCGTGTGCACGCTCGGCACGGCCGCCGCGGGCAACAAAACGTGCGACGGCTCGACCTTGACGCCGTCGCCCATGACGGCGACCGGCCCGACGCCCGACTATATTGTGGCGCGCGCGGTGCCGGCACTCCTCGTGCAAGCCGTGCGCACGGCGGGCTCGGCTACCGTGGCGTTGCAAGTGTCGTGCGATGATACGTCGTGGGCAACGGTCGGCAATGGCACAGTCACGGTCGACGCCACGACGCCCACCGCCGTCATGTCGGTGTTGTCGCCGGCGTGTACGTACCGCGCCAACGTGACGGCGTGCACGGGATGCTCCGTCAAGGTCCTCTATTCCTGCGCCGGGGCGCATTAGATGCGAGCGGCCGCCGTCGCCGTCCTCGTCGCGCTCGCGGGCACGCCCGCCGCGGCGGCACTCGTGCTCGAATGCGGCCCCGCGTGGAATGGGTGCGGGCCGGCGGGCGGCGTGACGAGCTCGACGACCTCGAGCACGGCCGCCCCGACGACGACGACGACGACGAGCACGACGAGCTCGACGACGACGACGCTCTAGGAGGGTACGCTATGGGAGCCACGCCGGGCGCGCTTCTCGACTTGTGCGGGTTTCTTTGCTTCGTCCTCGGGGCCGCGAATGCGCCGATTCCGCGCGTCAATCTGGTGGCGCTCGGGCTCGCGTTTGTGACCCTCGCGCGCTTTCTCTAAGCCGCCCCCCTCTTGACACGCCCCCGGGGGCTCGTGGCACACGGGCCCGCCCACGATGGCACGCAAACGCGGCGCCGTGGGGAGTGGCAAGGCAAAAGCGCTTGTGCCGCCCATGAAAGGCGCCAAGGCTCCGCCGGCCGGGCCGCCCCCGCGCGCCATGCGCGGCCGCGTCGCGCTTGCCATCCCCGTGCTGCGCGCTACGCCGACCCGCGGCCGCCCGGGGCCCGTGCCGACGCCGGGGGGCACGCCGCCCGGGCGCCTCCCGCCGCCGCCGCCCGCCGGCCGGCGCGTGCCGATGGCGGCCGAAACGCCGCGCGCCGAGCGCCTCGAGGCGCCCCCGATGGGGCCGCGGCCCTCGAGCGCGTCGCCCCTCATGCGGCAACGCGGCGCCCGGCAAACCATGGCGGCCATGCGCCGCGGGAGCGTGCCTTTCTAATGATAGGACCCGCCGGCGTCGACCCGCACGAGCTCGCGCAGCTCGTCGGCGAGCTCGAGGGGAGCGGGTATCACGCCGCGCTCCGCGCCTACGTCGACGGCCGCATTGCGCAGCTCTTAGTGGACGACGTGACTACCGCCGACGTGGCGATGAAACGCCGCGGGCAAGTCGAGGAGCTCCAACGCTTGATTGTGCCGCTTTTCGTCAAGTCGCTGGCGCTCTCGGCACTCGCCCGCCGTGCCGAGGCGCGTGCCGTCCTCGAGGCCGCCGCCCGCCCCGTCGAGCTGCGCCGCGAGTGGTGGAGCGACCCCATTGTTGACGACCCGATACCCTAATGGCCGACGAGCACCCAACCGCCCCCGCCCCCGAGCCCACCACCACCGACGCGCCGGCCCCCGAGGCCGGCGCCCCGCCGGCGGAGGATTGGGGCGCGCGGTTTTCGAAACTCGAGGGCGAGCTCGCGCACGAGCGCGCGCAGCGTGCGGCCCTCGAGGGCACGTTGCGGCTCCTCGCCCCGCAACCGCAAATGGTGCAGCAAGGGCCGCCGCCGCTCGTGCGCCTCCCGCGCGACGCCGCGCAGCGGATAGCCGCCACGCTCGGCGGCCAATGGAACGAGGAGGCCGTGCAATCGCACGCGCCTATCTTCGCGGCGTTTGGCCAAGAGCTCTTGGCGCCGCTCCTCCAGGGCATTGAAGGGATGGCCGACGTCGTCGACTTGCTGCAAGTGCGGCAAGAGGTCCCGCAATACGAAACGCAAGCCGAGGAGGCCGACCGCGTGCGCAATGAGTATCGGCAACGCGGCCAAGTGATTACGCGCAAGCAAGCCGTTGCGCTCGTAAAGGCACGCCGCATGGACGACCCGAAATATGTGGACACGCTGGTTGACGAGCGCGCCCGCGCCCGCTCCGCCGAGCACGCGCACCGTGCCGCGGCCGCCGCCGGCGCCGTGACAGAGGGCGGGGCGAGCGCGCAGAAAGCCGGCCCCGAGCCAACCAAGGGCCCGCGCACGCCGCCGACGCGTGAGCAATTCGCGAGTATGACGCTCGAGGAGAAACGCAAGGCGCTCGAGGGCGCCACGATCTAAGAGGAGGCCGCCATGCCCGGCAGTACCTATAGCTACAATGATCCGGGGCTCAGTACCTCAACAACCCTCGTCAACGATCTTGCGCCGCTTTGGTTGCAAGACGAGCTCCTCGCGATTGCCCAGAAACTCACCGTGTTTGCCGATATTGGCGACTTGCCCAACATGCCCGACGGCGAGGGCAAGACCTATTCGGCGCAGCGATACGAGCGCCTCCCGTTGCCCAATGCCCCGCTCTCCGAGGGCATCACGCCCGACAGCACCGCGTTGGTGGTCAACAAGGTGACGGCGATTCTCGAGCAATGGGGCATCGTCGTGTCGCTTTCCGACGTCGCCTTGATGACCACCAAGCATCCGGCGCTCACGGCGGCAAAAGACCGGCTCGGCAATGCGAGCGCCGAATTGCAGGACCGGGAGATCCAAAAGACGCTTATGGGCGGCGGCGTCGTCGTGTTTCCGGGCGGCAAAACGTCGCGCTCGACACTCGTCGCCGCCGACGTGCCGACTACCGATTTTGTCTCGGGCATCGTCGCCACGCTCCGCCAGCTCGGCGCGCCGGTCTTTAACGGTGCGCAGTATGCGGGCGTCGTCGACCCGTACCACGAGCAAGACCTCGCCAAGGATCAAACGTTCGTGCTCTCGCATCAGTACGCCGAGACCACGGCGCTCATGAATGCCGAGATTGGGCGGTGGCGCGGCGTGCGCTGGAAGCGCTCGAACCTCCTTCCGATCATGGCGAGCCTCCCGACCGGCGCCGGCGGCGCTTCGGCGACCAACCAAGCCGCGGGCACGGGCGAAACCGGATTCACGGCCGGCTCGACTGTCAAGGTTACGGTGGCACTCGCCGACCCGATAACGGGGCTCGATACCAAGCAGATTGCGACCGCCAACGTAACGAACGCGTCGGCCTACACGGTGGCCTTTACCATCACGGCGACGGCGCCCGAGGGGCGGTACAACGTGTACGTGAGCGCGGAGGGCGGCACCGTGCCGACCTATCAAACGACCGTAAGCAAGCCGGTCGGCGCGCAGTACGTCGGCGTCGTCGCCAAGGCGGTAACGAGCGCCGCGGCGGTCACGTCGGTTGGCTACAGCGGCACGGGCGCCCCGGCGCAGGCGGATCCGCCGGCGACCGGCAACGTGCACGTCGGCTACATTTTCGGCAAGAGCGCCTTTGCGGTGCCCGCGCTCGGCTCGCGCGTGGAAACGACCTTGACGCCGGCGACCGCGAGCGATTCCGACCCGCTCAAGCAGCGGCGCAAGTGCGGATTCAAATTCATGACCAAGACGTGCATTCTCAACACTGACTTTTTCCGGCGCTTCGAAGCCATGAGCGCCTTTGGTTGATTCCGATGGCACGCCCCCCCGGTCGCCCTCGCATGACGCCGCCGGTTGATTCCGCGCCCGCGGCGCCCGAGGAGCTCGACGGCGCCGACCTCGGCGAGGCGCTTGCATCGCTGCGGCCCGAGGACCTCGCCGAGGAGGTGCTCGAGGGCCGCGCCCGCTTGACGCCCGAGGTCGTGCGCATCCTCAACGAAACGTGGCGCGAGCTCGTGCAATACGACGACGACGGCAGCAAACGACGGTGCCGGCTCATTGTTGGGGTGCTCCGCCGAGCGAAGCATATCGAGCTGCACCCCGGATGCTCGCGCGTCCTGATCGACGTGCCCATGCTCCCCAACAAGCAATTCGTGCGCGTCAACGAGCGGGTCTTTTACGGGAGCCACGAGGTCTGGGAATGCGAGGCGCGCACCATTCTCGGGCTCGTGCATTGGGCACGCGTCGTCGAGGCGCAACGGATGGACGACCGGCGGAGCGAGCACCCGACCATTGACCTCGATTCGCCGCTCGCCGAGCGGGCGCGGGCGATTCAACGCGCATG